TGGCAAAACACGCCGATGCAGCCATTCCGGCTTCTCCGGATGAATGGCTGGAACAGTTCAACACGTTCAGCATTTACGAAATCCTGCCACAGCTGATTGACCTTTGGGGATTGAATGTAGAAACGCAGGTAACCGGTAAAAAAAACATCGCCCGATTGACCGACCGATGACTACACCGCTGTTTTTGTTGCGGTGCGTTCAGCTTGGTTTGTCAATGGGCGATTTGGATTTTTTGACCATTGGTCTGGTGAATGATATGTTCACCGAACGGGAGAATGACGAGTGTCATTATGATGTGCTGGCGGATCAGAGGGATTTTGATGCGTTTTGATTACAAGTCATTTTCCTGTATTCTTTTTTGAGCAATGCCGTATACTTCTTCATCGGCTCTGGCACCAATTACAATAATCAGCATCTTATCATTTTGCTTGACAACTTTGTATACGACTCTAAGACCTGCACTTTTCAGTTTGACTTTCAGAAAGCCAGTTAGATCATTTCCGTTTTTGTTTCCAAGCGGTTTCCCATATCCGCCTTCATAAACGGAAAGCGGATTTTGTTTCACTTTCTTGATTGCTTTTAAGACCAGTATTCTTTGACTTCCGTCAAGCGATTTTAAATCACTTTCGGCTTCCGGCAGATATTCTACTTCCCAATTCATTCAAATTCTACCTCATCAAAGTCGGATAAATCATCGTCTGTGATTCCGAGGTCTTTCATAACTTTTTCTTCCGGAATTGTTTCTTCCGGATTGAATTTTTCCATTCGTTTTACAGCCAGAGTGAGCAAGCGAGCATCATTCACTTCATCCATCAGGCTGACATATTCATCCGGAGAAAGAAGCACACATTCCGGTGCATTGTTTTTCATAACAACTTTTGCACCGCTGTTTTTGACATCCTGAAAAATTTTTCCTGCAAGTCCACGATTGAACTGCGAAATAGAAATGGTATTTTGAATTGCTGCAATAATATTCATACGCTACACCTCCACTTATAGTATACGTCATTTTTGCAGAAATGTCAATAGATTTGCTGATAAAAAAGCTGATAATTTTTTAGAACTGAGGTGATTACATGGCAAACCGCATCAAGGGCATCACCGTAGAAATCGGCGGCGATACCACCAAGCTGTCCAAAGCACTGGAAGGTGTCAACAAGGATATCAAGGGCACGCAGACGCAGTTAAAGGATGTCCAGAAACTGCTGAAGCTTGATCCCACCAACACGGAACTGCTCTCGCAGAAGCACAAGCTCCTCGCCGATGCGGTGACAGCTACCAAAGAAAAGCTGGAAGTACTAAAAACTGCCGCAGAACAGGCAAACACCGCTCTTGCAAACGGCGAAATCTCACAGCAGCAGTATGATGCTTTGCAGCGTGAGATCATCGAAACCGAAAACAAACTGAAACGCCTGACCACAGAAGCAAACAATTCTCACACCGCCTTGGAAAAGATGGGTGTTCTGGGTGAAACGCTGCAGTCCGCCGGGGACAAAATTTCCGGTGTGGGACAAAAGCTGCTGCCGGTCACTGCTGGTGTCACGGCTCTGGGAACCATTGCCGTGAAAACTGGTGCGGATTTCGATTCTGCCATGTCAAAGGTGGCAGCTGTTTCGGGGGCGACCGGTTCAGAGATGGATGCTCTCCGGGAAAAGGCTCGTGAAATGGGCAGTAAAACGAAGTTCTCTGCAAGTGAGGCTGCTGATGCCATGAACTACATGGCGATGGCAGGCTGGAAAACCGGCGATATGCTGGAAGGTATCGAGGGCATCATGAATCTCGCTGCCGCTTCGGGTGAGGACTTGGCGACAACTTCGGATATTGTAACAGACGCTCTGACCGCTTTCGGCTTATCTGCTGCCGACAGCGGTCATTTTGCTGATGTTTTGGCGGCGGCATCGTCCAATGCGAACACGAACGTCAGCATGATGGGCGAAACTTTCAAGTATGCCGCTCCGGTACTGGGCTCTTTGGGATACTCTGCTGAAGACTCTGCCATTGCCATCGGACTGATGGCAAACGCCGGTATCAAATCCTCACAGGCTGGTACAGCACTGCGTTCCGCTATCACCAATCTGGCAAAGCCGACAGACACGGTAGCATCTGCCATGGAACAGTACGGCATTTCTCTGACGGATAGTTCCGGCAAGATGTATTCTCTGCGGGAACTCATGGAACAACTCCGTCAGAAATTGGGCGGACTTTCTGAGGCAGAACAGGCACAGGCGGCTGCCTCACTGTTTGGCAAAGAGGCCATGTCCGGTATGCTGGCGATCATCAACGGTTCACCGGCGGACTTTGAAAAACTGTCCAATGCCATTGACACCTGTTCGGATACGGTAGACGGCTACAATGGCACAACTGAAAAAATGGCGGCGGTCATGCAGGATAACCTTGCCGGACAAGTAACCATCTTGAAGTCCCAGCTGGAAGAACTGGCGATTTCCTTTTCTGACATCCTGATGCCCACCATTCGCTCCATTGTTTCCCATATTCAGGAACTGGTGGACAAGCTGAATCAACTGGATCCGCAGACCAAAGAAACCATTGCGAAAATTGCACTGGTGGCTGCTGCTTTGGGTCCGATGCTGGTGGTGCTTGGAAAGACCATTTCTAGCGTGGGGATGGTCTTTTCCGCAGTGTCCAAACTGCCCGCCCTTTTCTCGGCTGTGCAAAGTGGCATCGGAGCCATTACCGGAGCGTTGGGTGTGTCATTAGGTCCGCTGCTCGCCATTATCGCAGCTGTTGCCGCTTTGGTGGCTGCCTTTGTGCATCTCTGGAAAACCAATGACGAATTCAAAAGCAATATCATCGCCATCTGGGAGCAAATCAAAAGCACCTTTACTGGATTGACACAGGGCATCACTGACCGGATAAATGCTCTGGGATTCGATTTTGAGAGTTTCACCGATGTGCTGAAAGCGGCATGGGATGGACTATGCAATCTGTTAGCCCCTATTTTTGAAGGTGTCTTTCAAAACATCTCCAACATCTTTTCAGAGTTTACTGGCGTTCTTCTGGGGCTGCTGGATGTTCTGATTGGTCTGTTTACTGGTGACTGGGAGCAGTGCTGGAATGGCATCAAGGGTATTTTTACGTCTATCTGGAATTTCGTTGTCAACACGTTCCGTAATATCATGAATACCCTGAAAGGTATTGCGGATGTGGTATTGGGATGGTTCGGAACAAGCTGGAACGAAGTCTGGACTTCTATCAAGACATTTTTTGTGGACACATGGAACAGCATTGCTTCCTTTTTCACGGGAATCGTTACCGGAATCCGGGACTTTTTCGTCAACACTTGGACGTCCATTTCCAATACTTTCACCGCCATTGTCACTGCCATTCAGACGGTAGCAACGACCGTATTTACGGCAATTCGGGACTTCTTCACCACCATTTTTACAGCAATCTACAACTTTTTCAGCACGATTTTCAATGCCATTTACAACGTGGTTTCCACGGTTTTTCAGGCAATTTATAACGTCATTACGACCGTTTGGAATGCCATTTACACTACCTTAGAACCGCTGATCACGGCATTCGGCTATCTGTTTCAGACGATTTTTGAAGCCATCCAAATCATTGTGGGCAGAGTGATGGACTGGATCTCGGAGAAGATCAGTGCCATTTGGAATGCGATCGTGGCGTTTTTAGCACCCATTTTAGAGAGCATCCGAACGACCTTTGAAACCATCTGGAATGCCATCTCCAATACAATCTCCACGGTTTTGACGGCAATTCAAGATGTGGTGACTACGGTTTGGAATGCGGTATCTGGTTTCATTTCGTCTGTCTTGTCTGCAATCTGGAATGTAGTTTCTTCCATCTGGAACAGCATCTCCGGCACGATTTCCAGTGTGATGAATGCCATTTTTTCTGTGGTATCGTCTATCTGGAATCAGATTTTTTCTGCGGTTTCCAATGTTCTGAACGCCATCCAATCGGTGGTATCTAACATCTGGAACAGCATCAAGAGCACCATTTCCAACGTGATGCAGAGCATTTCTTCTACGGTGTCCAGCATCTGGGACAACATCCATTCTGCAGTTTCTGATAAGATCAGTGGTATCCAGTCCACCATTCAGAATGGATTCGATGCCGCTGTGGGATATATCAGGGGACTGGCTTCCGATGCTTGGAACTGGGGACGGGACATCATTCAGGGAATCATTGATGGCATTCAGAGTGCCATCGGCTGGCTGGCGGACTGCGTCACCAATGTTGCCGATACCATTCGGGATTTCCTGCACTTCTCTGTACCGGACAAAGGTCCGCTGACAGACTACGAGAGTTGGATGCCGGACTTTATGAAAGGGCTGGCAGACGGCATCGACAAGAGCAAGAAGTATGTGGAGAAAGCCGTGGGCGGTGTGGCGAAGGCCATGCAGCTGACCATGGATTCTGATCTGAATTACAGCTTGCATGGGATTTCCGGAGCAATGCTGCCCGACAGTTCCGGTGGAACGGTGAACAATTATTACAATACCGACAACCGGAAAACGGTGAATCAGACGAATCAATCGCCGAAGGCACTGTCACGGTTGGAGATTTATCGGTTGACACGGAATGCGTTGAATGTGTAGTTGCAAATTGAAACTTTTAACATTTTAGTCTATATCAGCCATATTTCTATCATAATACTTTTGAGCCATTCTTTGCTCTACAGAACGATTTACAACGCTTGCATTGAACGGAGAAATATTTTTGATTTCAAAATAACAAGAAAAATATATAAATCCTTTCTCTGCAACTATTTTCCCTATTAATTCATCAGCGAATGATGAGCTGACTACACTAATTCCTTCAAAATCAAGTACTACTTTTTTCCTTTTTTCCTTTAAAGCGTTGAAAATTTGATTCTTAAATTTTTGTGCAGCAATTCTGGTTCCTGTGCCAACGCAATCATTTTGAAGCAAAAAATGATATTTTTCATCTACTTCTGAGTCATGTTCATCTAGCCATATATCTAAAGGCTCATAGCCATTTAACGCCTTTGCTACATCAGTTTGATTTGAATAATCCATTTGAAAATCAACATATGTTATATTATTATATCTACCAACATTGAATCTACTTGTTTCCTGAGTTTTCGTTTCTCCTTTTTCATAAAGCAATTTTGCAGAATTTGATTGTATTTCTAGCCGCCCTCCATTTTCGGCTACTATTTTTCCAAGTCCCCACATTCCATTCCCTTGACCAATATTTTCATCTCTTGTAATTTTTTCTTGTAAAGCTAATGTAAGGCCATCAATCGCAGTCCTTGGACAATGTCTAGAGCTTTTTAAACTTTCATATATACCTACTCCAAGATCAGCTACACATATAGAAATCCTTTTGTTTTCTTTATGTATCTGTCCCATAACATAGCCAATACCACTTATAGAATGCTGTAAAACATTATCCATTACTTCGTTTATACACCACTCAATACTACTTATTATACCTTTTTCCAGTAGTGCATCTGATCTTATTGTTTTGACAAAAGCTGTTACTAATTTGGCTACCCCCTCAGCAGAATTATATTTCCATACTTTATCAAGTGGAAAAGCTAGTTCAGAACTATCGAGCATTTCTTCAACTGAAAGTGGATTCGAAACACGTGTGTGCTTGATATAGTTATTTATTCCTTTGTAGTTGAAATTAAACCTGTAACCTTTATCTTTATATTCATCAATAATTGCTGCTAATGGCGTACATATACTTGGATAAGTTTTTGCGGATTTCGGTACAACTATTTTAATCTCATTTGATATTTCATAACGGTTAATTGTGTCGACAAAATATTTAATCATACATTGACGATTCCACCAAAGATTCAATTCTTTCATATAAAAATCATCATATATTGAAGCTATATTGCTATTTTAATTTGTAATATAACGCTCAATATTCTCCTTTCGTAAAAATTGGTACAAACAATTAGAAATATGATTATTTTTTCACTTTTTTTATTATACCACACCCCACCAGAAAAAACAAGGAGGTATCTCATGTATTTCACCTTAATCCTCGAAAATGAATCCGGCGAACAAGTGAACCTATCCACCACCGCCAATCAATACATGACCTCCAAAATCGAAGGTCTGAATCCGCCTGCCGGAACAGTCAGCACTTCAAGCTATGCAGGCATGAACGGCAGCTATCTGAACAACGCTTTCATCGAAAAGCGAAACGTAGTCATCTTCTTTGCCATGCGTGGCATTGGCATTGAGAAACGGCGGCATCAGCTGTATCATGTGGTCAAGCCGTCCCGATACATCAAGATTTGGTACAAGACGGCGAACATCGATGTCTATGCCGAGGGGTATGTAGAAACCTGCGAGGTGTCAAATTTCGAGCAGCAGATCAGCGGGCAGATCTCCATTCTCTGTCCGGATATTTACTGGTACAGTCGGGATATTTTCTATGCCTACTACAGCGGCATCACCGGAGCATTTCACTTTCCTTTTCCAGAGAGCGATGCTCCGTTTCCTTTGGGCGTATACTCCAACAGCAACCTGTTCTCTATCACTAATGACGGAGATGAAACCGGATTCACGCTGCGAATCGAAGCATTGCCCAGCGACATTCCGCAGGAAGTGGTGGCAGTGACACCGACCATCTACAACGAAAACGGTGAGTATCTGCAAATCAAAGGCGATATTCTGACCGGCGATGTCATTACGGTTACCACAAAAACCGGAAGCAAGACCGTCACGCTGACACGCAATGGCGTAGACAGCAATATCCTGAACCGGCTGGTTTCCGGTTCGACTTGGCTGACACTAAAAGAAGGAACAAATACCTTTCGAGTCGAGGCAGTTCGTGGTGTGAAAAAGCTGCGTGTAACTTTGATGCACCGCAATTCCTATCTGGGGGTGTGAGAAATGCAGTTGGAAATTTACAACCTTATCGCAGAAGAAAACCGCATTTCCATTTCTTTGGAAGCCATCTGCGACAGTTATTCTTCTCTCCTGTGGGACATTGAGTTCTACCAGTGCGGCTGTTTTGAGGTGTATATCGCTGCCAGTCCGCAAAATGTATCCATCTTTCAGCGTGGCAGAATTGTGGCAAGGAGTGATGATGCCCAGCATTTTGGCATTATTGAATCTCTGCAATTGGAAACCGATGCTGAAAAGGGCGATTATTTGACAGTCACCGGACGGTTTCTTGCCTGTCTGCTGGAACGAAGAATCATCTATCCCACCATTACCGCAAACGGCAGCTATGAGGACATCGTCCGCAAAGTGCTGTCCCACAATGTGATTTCTGCCGGAATCCGCAATCTGCCCGGTTTTTCCATGGAGACGGTTTCCGGCGACTGCTGGCAGAAAACCGCACGAATGCAGGTCAGCTATGACAACATCTTAGAATGGCTGTACGGTCTATGCGAAACTATCGGTGGTTCGGCAAATGTGCGGCTGGATGGAAATGCACTGAAATGCGACCTGTTTTCCGGAATAGACCGCAGTCTTTTGCAGGACGACAATCCCCACATTGTATTCTCCGATGCGTACAACAATCTGCTGTCGTTCTCCTATGCGGCGGACGATGCGGTGCAGAAAAACTTCGCCTATGTGCTGGGCTGTGGCGAGGGCAATGCCAGAAAACGAACGACCTTCTGCTCCGGTACAGAGCCGACCTATCTTGACCGCTATGAGGTGTATGTGGATGAGCGAAACACCGCACAGGAAGAAGATGTGACGGATGCGGAATATCTGGAAATTTTGAAAAGCAGCGGTGCAGAACATCTGGTACAGCCGAAAACGGCATCGGAATCCGCTATCGCCGCTTTCTCCACCCAGTATCAGTACAACAAGGATTATTTTGTGGGCGACTATGTAACCGTGGAACAGAGAAGATTCGGCTTGCTTCAGCCTCGAATCCAGCTGATCGGCATGGTGGAGAGTTTCGACCAGAACGGTAGAAGTCTGACCCCGACTTTCAAAGAAACGGAGTGATATTCATATGTCTTTTTCCTATGGATTTTTTAACGCACAAAACCTTGACCGGGTGTATACCGCAGAGGATTTTACCGCATATCTGTCCAGCCTGATCTGCAACGGGATTCTGGATACGTACCGGCAGTGCTTTGCACCAACGGTCAAAAATTTATCCGTTACATTCGGCACAGGCAAGGCGTGGATCAACGGGCATTATCTCATCAGTGATACGCTGCATACGGTTGATTGTGCTTCTTATGTAGATGAATCGCTGGATCGCTATGTGGTCATTGCCCTGTTCTGTGACCTTTCCACACGAACCTGCGGTCTTCGCATTCAGCCTGGAATCGCTGCCACCGAACCCGTCATTCCTTCGTTCACCAACAATAATGTGACCACCTATTTGACCTTGGCAGCAGTTCGACTGCGAGCCGGAGCAACAGAATTGACAGCAGAAGATGTGATTGATTATCGGGAGGATGAAAGCAAATGCGGATACTGCAAGTGTATTCTTGGCAAGTGCAGAGTGACGGAGATGCTTGCCGAGATGGCAAAAACAAATGCCACACTGGACGAACTGCAAAAGCGGCTGGATGCGATGAACAGCCAGATTTCCGAACTGCAGACCAAGGTGGATGATTTGACCGCAGGCGAAATCATAGCAACCGGACAGTGCGGCGAAAACATCTACTATGTTCTCTACGACAATGGCAAACTGCTGCTGCGTGGCACGGGTGCAACCTACGATTATACCTTTCATGATTCTGTGTTCTATCAAAATGGCCAGATCAAAGAAATTGTACTCAGCAATGGCATTACTGGTCTGGGTGACCGTTTGTTTTATCATTGTGCCAATGCGAAAACGGTATCTCTGCCGGCTACGCTGACCAGCATTGGTGATTCCGCTTTTGCACAGGAAGATGCTGCAATCGGCTATACCGCCGGTCTGACTTCTGTTACCATTCCGCAGGCAGTTACTGCGATCCAGTCATATGCCTTTTATCACACCGCCATTGCAGAAGTCACTGTGCCTGCCAGCGTGAAAACGTGGGGAAAGTATGCTTTTAGTGGCTGTGCAAAGCTGAAGACTGCTCGTGTTGCGTGTGATTCCATTGGTGCTTTTGCGTTTACAAGATGTACAGCATTGTCCAGCCTTACCATTTCTGCGAATTGCAGAACCTTTGGGGAAAATATGCTGACATACTGTGAAAGTCTAACAGCCATCACATATGAAGGAACGATCGCTCAGTGGAACGCCATCACCAAACCGGTCAACTGGATGTCCTCCGGAGAACATTCCTACAACAATTATCTGAAAAAGATCCAGTGTGTAGATGGCTATCTGGAATATGATACGGAAACCCATACATGGAACGAGGTGAAAAACGGATGATGAAATTCTTAGTGAAACAACAAAAAATCGAAGTGCTGGAGCGAGAGATCATTGCTTCTGACCAGATCGCATTTGTTTCGGTGAAATTCGTGTTCGATGGGGCTTGGAAAACGCTGCACAAAGTGGTGCAGTTCACCCAGTGCGAAGAAACATACAACGTGGTGCTTGGCACAGAGGGAACGACTTGCTTGCTGCCTGCCGAACTGCATCCCGGTGCGGTAAAGATGAGTTTGTTTGGCTACGATGCAGAAAGCGATACTACACTGCGTGCGACAACGGTACCGGTAACTCTTCACATTCGACCGTCTGGTTTTGTTGCAGATGGGGATACGTCAATTCCGCCGACGCCGGATCTGTATACGCAGCTTTTGAAAAAGCTCTCAGAGATGCAAACCGGAGCAAACGGAAAAGACGGTCGTTCTGCTTATGAGATTGCCATAGAAAATGGTTTTGTGGGAACAGTTGCAGAATGGCTGGAAAGTTTGAAAGGCAGGAACGGTATTGATGGCAAGGACGGAAAAGATGGTTTGCCCGGTAAGGATGGCACAAATGGAAAAGATGGCTTACCGGGGAAAGATGGTAGAGATGGGCGTGACGGAAAGGATGGCGTTTCTCCGGATTTGACAAATTATCCGGATACTGACGCTGTAAAAGCACTGATTCAAGCTGCTGTTCAGCCGCTTTTACAGCAGGCACACATTCATAAAAATCTGGATGTTTTAGATGATTTGACGGCAAATGAACTTTCCTTGCTGCGTGCTCTTCAGGAATTCGAGGATGATACAACTTACAATATCCAAACATTCCGGGAAGCCATTGCAGCACTGAATGAAAAGGCACATACCCACGAAAATCAATCTGCATTGGATCAGATCACTGCTGCAAAAATCGCACAATGGGATGGTTTCGGCACACAAATCAATGGGCTTAGTACAAAGATTACGGTCTATTCGGAAAAGGTGGAGAGCAATACTTCCAGAATCGGAACGGCAGAACGCACTTTGGAGAGCCTGCAAAAGCAAATCAATAACCTGACAAGCGGCAGAAATTACACTATTCTGTTTCAGTCCGGACAGGATGCCGTTTCGACCTATGCATCGAATCTCAGCATGATTCTGGACGGCAGCTATCAGACAATGGCGGATTTCCTGACTGCTTATCCGCAGTTTTGCAGTGCAGAAAATGATTTTGTGCTGTCCTACTCGCAAACGTGTTTTAACTGGGATAAGTCGGTCTTGACCGTTTGTACAAAGTCTCTGTCCTTGACGAAAAACGCTGAAATCGTGGTGTCCTATCAGTCAGGTTCCAGCGAATCCGGAAGGCTGTATCTGGTGCAGAAACCGCAGAAGATCGACATTCCTATTGGTGTGTATGTGAATACAGAAATCGATGCAAATCGTGCGGTTTCTCTGGATTTCCAATGGCTGCAGTCGGACACCTTTATCACCACCATCACAGAATGCACCAGCATTTCTGACGGCGAATATTACCTTGCCTGGGTGGGCAGAAGCAACAATTCTCATCCGAAAATCCGATTCCTGAAAGTACTGGAGGGTTGAAAATATGATGAAAGATACCATTTGTGTAGCTGTCGGCTTGGTCGGCGGCTTTTTTACTGCCATTTTTGGCGGCTGGGACTCCGCTCTGGTGACACTGGTCGTCTTTATGGCAATCGACTTTTTCACCGGCATCATCACTGCCATGATGAAAAAGTCCAAACACACAGAAAGCGGCGGACTTTCTTCCAAAGCCGGCTGGTTCGGTCTGGCGAAAAAGGTCTGCACTTTAATGCTGATCGTCGTTGCAGTTCGGATGGATATTCTGCTGAATACCAACTACATCCGGGATGCAGTCTGCATCAGCTTTTGCCTGAACGAACTGCTTTCCATTGTGGAAAATACAAGTTTATGGGTGACTCCCCACAGTGTGGGGAGATGTCCGTAGGACAGAGGGGACGGGCTCCTGTCAGGAGTTCCGTATCCGCCCGCAATCAAAAAAGCAATTGATGTTCTGCAAACAAAAATCGGCAGAACCGAAGAAACGACCGACAAGGAGGAAAAGTAATATGACTATTTTAAGACCAGATGCAACAACGACATTTGGCGGTGTCACCGTCAACGAATATTTACTTACCAAACACAATCCCAACCACATCGATATGCCCTCTGTTTCCATGGCGGGGAAAATCATCGGTGTGACCGTCCATAACACAGACTGGATCACAGTAGCAAGCGGAACGACACCTGCGGAACAGTACACAAGGGCAACCGTCAATAACAACATGAAGGATGTGCGTGTCCATTACTATGTGGATAACGTGTGTGCATGGCAGAATCTGCCCCACAGCCTGAGCGGCTGGCATGCCGCTGATGGCAGTGGCAATGGAAATCGCAGAACCATTGCTATCGAGTGTATTATGTCCTCTTCGTACAATTCTGTTGATAAAAAGTCGGAGGACAATGCAGCGAAATTGGCAGCAGCGTTATTAAAACAGTATGGACTGGACACCAATCACCTTTACACGCATACCCACTGGCTCAATGTTCGTGACGGACGAAACGGAACGATTGACCAGTTGAACACCATGTACAATCGGTACAAAATGTGTCCGGCGTACATTTTGCCGCATTGGGCGGAGTTCAAGAAAAAGGTACAGTCTTATTTAAATGCAGGTTCTGCATCCACAACACCTATTCCTGCAGCAAAGCAGCTTTACCGGGTGAGAAAGTCTTGGTCAGATGCGAAGTCGCAGCTGGGTGCGTATGCTTCTCTTGAAAATGCGAAAAAAGCTTGCAAGGTCGGATATTCTGTATTTGATTCCAACGGAAATGTGGTCTACACCAATGGCAGCCAGTTCACCAAGGGACAGAAGGTTGCCATTCGTGCCAACACACCTCTGTTCGCCAGTGCAGAAACTACATCTGTAACCAGAAGAATCAGCGGCACTTACTATCTGTATGACGGTATTGCCTGCAAGAACGGTCGTTATCGTATCACCACAAAGCCGGAGTTCTGCGGAAAGACACCAGTGGGACAGTATGTGACCGGTTATGTTTCTTGGGATAATTTCAATCAGTGAGGATTCTTTTATGGAACAACAAAAATTGATGGATGAACTGAATTACCATCGTGCTCAAAAGCTGACTGATGCGTTATATCATTCCGGTTTGATTTCCTTTGAGGAATATGACAAATTAACGCTCAAAAATCGGCATTCTTTCTCTCCAATTTACGTGGACTTATTGCCGAAAACGCTTGCAATTCCGCCGAAAAAGAGGTAATATGGACACGTCAAAAGGAGGTGCAGAAGCATGAAAACTATTACCAAAATTGAGGCAAATCGCTCCGCAGCTGTTCATCGAAAATGTCGTGTAGCGGCTTATTGCCGTGTTTCCACAGAGCATGATGACCAGATAGAAAGTTTGGAAACACAGAAGGCACATTATGAATCCTGGATCAAACTGCATACAGAGTGGGAATCTGCGGGTATCTTTTATGATGCTGGCATTACTGGAACAAAAGCAGAAATTCGTCCTAGACTGCAAGACCTTTTACAGGCTTGCCGCATGGGCAGGGTAGACCGCATTCTGGTGAAATCCATCAGTCGGTTTTCCAGAAATACGGCGGAGTGCCTCGCTCTTGTTCGGGAACTATCAGGAATTGGGGTTTCCGTTTTCTTTGAAAAAGAAAACATAGACACCGGCAGTATGGAAAGCGAATTGTTTCTGACGATACTCAGCAGCATGGCAGAGGAAGAATCTTTATCCATATCCAGAAATGAGAAGTGGTCGGTACAGCACCGGTTTCAAAACGGTACCTATGTGTCATCGTCTTTCCCGTATGGGTATTGCAGAAACGACAGGGGAGAGATGGTGCTCAAACCTGAGGAGGCAGAAATTGTGAAATACATTTTTTCTGCCTTGTTATTCGGAAAAAGTTCTTGTCAGATTGCAGATCTGTTGGAACAGCAGGGGATCCCTTTCAAGAATGGACGTCATTGGTGTGATGCTGCGATTCGTGGAATTGCTGCGAATGAAAAATATGTGGGAGATGTTTTGCTGCAGAAAACGTATACCGATGCACATTTTCATCGGCACAAAAATCATGGAGAAGTGAAATGTTATCTTCTTTCAGATCACCACATACCGATTGTTAGTCGGGAAATTTTTGCAAAAGCAAATGCAGTCATTCGACAGCGAGCTGCCGAAAAAGGCATTGTGTATGGTACAGGAAAGTATCAAAAGCGATATGCTTTTTCCGGAAAGGTGATTTGCGGCAAATGCGGCAGCACTTGCAAACGCAGGATTCACAGCGGCAATGAAATCGCATGGACGTGTGCGGCTCATATTGAAAGTGCTCAAAAATGTCCTATGAAATATGTGCGGGAGGAGGTATTGAAAGCCGCTTTTGTTACGATGTTGAACAAACTGATTTTCAGCAGAAAGCACATTTTGAAACCATTGTTAGAACAGCTGAAAGCGAACAGCAATGATGAAAATGTTCGGCGAATGCAGGAACTGCAAAAGCAGCTGGAATCTCATGCTGAAAAGAAAAACACACTGCACCGTTTGTATGCACAAAAGGTCATAGATCCTGTTTTATTCCGGCAGGAAATGAATGCTTTGCAGAAACAAGCGGAGTCCTGCCGTATGGAAATTGCACAGTTGGAACAGGAAACACATGGAGAAACTGAGATAATTGCAGAATTAAAACAGCTGTTGCGATTTACAGAGCAGCATTCTGCAATGTTGACAGAATTTCAGGAGACATGGTTTTCTGCATTTGCAGAACAAATAATTCTGTATGATCGGAATCATATTGGATTTCGGCTCAAATGCGGTCTGCTGTTAAAGGAGGAGATTTGATGGGACAGATTCCTTACGGCTACCGAATTGAAAACGGTGCTGCTGTGATTATACCGGCAGAGGCAGCACAGATTCGCCTTATTTTTCAAAATTATATTGCTGGTATGAGTTTACAGTCGGCAGCAAGAGCAGCAGGTCATCCCATGGCACATAGCACTGTTCGTCGAATGCTACAGCGAAAATGCTACCTTGGAGATGCTTTTTATCCGGCAATTCTGGACAAAGAAACATATGCTCGGGCAAATGCAGAGTGGCAGCATCGTGCAGATGTAATGCAGCGACTTGGAAAAACGAGGAGAAAGCCCGTATGTCCACAGACAAAATTTTTGTTGGAACTGCCGCAGCAAATACCAGAATTAGATGGAAATACGCCATTTCAGCAGGCAGAATATCTTTATCATTTGATACAAAACAAGGAGTAATGCAACAATGCCAAAGGTCACTACAATTCCACCCCGAAAGCAAAGAAATCATGCTGTAGCGTCACAGGAAACTCGAAAGATTCGTGTGGCAGCCTATTGCCGTGTTTCCACGGATACAGAGGAACAGGCAACCAGCTATCAGGCACAAATTGCACATTATGAGGAAGTCATTCACAGGAATCCGGAATGGGTCTTTGCTGGGATCTATGCCGATGACGGCATCAGTGCAACCTCCACAAAACATCGGGAACAGTTTCATCAGATGATTCAGGACTGCATGGACGGAAAGATTGATATGCTCATTACCAAATCTATCAGCCGATTCGCCAGAAACACAGTAGATTGCCTGAATTATATCCGACAGCTGAAAGCACAAAATATTCCAATCTATTTTGAAAAAGAGTCCATCAACACAATGGATGCGAAAGGGGAAGTGCTGATTACCATTATGGCATCTCTGGCACAAC